CAGCGTTGTAGCATAAAATTATTGTAGTTAAACCCTTTTTTGCCGCGATCTTCGAATGCTTCTAAAATACCAACTTTATTCTTTGTGCCTTTTGTTCTCGCTCCAGGGCAAGCGGAAAAAATATTATCAGTAGGATCGCCTCTAACTATTTTTTCAAAAAGTAACCACTGCGGATCAGGAATAGTCTTAGGCTCTTTTGTTTTCTTGTCGATAACTGGTTTACCTTTGGCATCAAAGATTCCTTCTATAGTGTGTAATTCGTCTGTAATACCATTGTATTGTTTAACATTAGGAGCAAGCAACTGCACAAAATCTGTGTCACTTGAAATTACTACGTGTTCGTCTTGGGGGTGTAAAGCAATCCAGCGAGCAATGATATCATCACCTTCTGCTGTTGGGCACCTAATGACTGAGCAATTGGTCCTTTCAGACAAGTATTTAGTTAAGTTATCATAGGTTTCCCAAAACATCTTGTCTTCTTCAGCTTCTTGTTCTGTCAGTGCAGCACGGGCCACAGCACGGTTATTTTTGTAAGGTTTATACATGTCCTTGCGCCAACTGCGTCCTTCTAGGGCAAAAACTACATGATCTGCTTCAAAGCGACGGGCCACTTTGTTGGCGGCCATGAGTGTGACATGTAGGGCAAAGCCTAGTTTTTCCCAGGTATCACTGGCGCGAAAAGCACCGTGTCGGGCACGGAAAAACATGTTTGCTGTATCGATCAGCACATACTTCATAAAAGCCTTTAGATGAATTGGTTGTTAACAATGTATTGTAACATAAAACGGTTGAAAAAGCTATGGCCATCTTTACCAAAATGCCACGAATTGGGTGCTACTGTTTGGATGCCTCCGGCTCGTATAATGGCATCGTAGGTCATTTTGGGATCATAAGGACCAATATAGCTCTTGCCCCAATCCTTGCGACTGGTTATCTTTGAAAAGTCATTGTTGCCATTGAAAAATATGTGTGGAATATTTTGTTCTTGTAGTTCTTTATGGAATTGCCAAATTTCTTCGTGGGCCTGTTCGGTCTTTAATTGCCAATCGGTTCCGATGACAAAATGTCGGTATTGCTCTTGTAATTCTTGCGGAACATCATCTATGCCACTAGCACCAACTTGATAGTAGATGTCTTTATATAACCACTCTTCTCGTTCCCAAGTGCTCCACTGTATAATTACCAATAGATCATCAAAGTCTTCACCATGTTGGGCCAACCATTCTCGTGTGGTGCGTAAAATTCTAGTATTTGAGCTGGCACTCTCGGCAGCACAGCGTAGCCCGGCTCTCAAAGTAAGACTTAATAGTTTGCTCCAACTTATTTCAAGGTTATCTGGATGTGGGGCCCGCCCTAAGTGAAAATATCTTCCATCATCTTCAGCAAAGGCATGTGGATTAACTGCTTCTGCACCTGCGGTGTGGCTATCGCCGTTTACATATAATATCATATAATTTTATTACTTTCTATATAATTGATCAACACATCGGCCCAGATTTGATGACCGTCTGCACCATAATGATACCACTTGTCGGTTTTATATCCATGATTTTTTAAATACCAATAATAGCTAGAATTGTTATCATATGGGCCCAGATATTTGTTATTCCAATCCAATTGTTTCTGTATGCTAAAAAAATTATACATACAATTAAAAAATACATGTGGTACATTTTTTATTTCTAAATCTTGATGCAATTTATATATTTCTTGATGACAATATTGAGATTTAATATCAACAAGATCAGCATTTTGTTCTGAGACCCAGGTTTTATATTGTTCCTCTAGATCTTTAGGCAACGATTCAGATCCAGAACTGTTTACATTATAGTATTGACCTTCGTGCAACCACTCTTCACGTTCCCAAGTGCTCCATCCAATTACCACAAGCGCAGGAGTATTGTTTTTTAAATATTCTCTTGTGGTTCTAATAATCTTTTGATTACTAGCACCCACACTGGCTTGATTTACTAACGTTAAATTAAACCTGTTTGCAAGATGTTGTGCAAAATTTTTATCAGCACCTACACCTACACTATGACTATCGCCATTAACATACAATATCATTTTTGTCGAAGTAGTTTTTCTGTTTCTGCTTCAACTACACGTTTTCTCAAACTGGAACTACTAAAGGAATGATCACGCCCGTTAAACACTAATTCAATTCCACGTTGATAACACTCGTGTTCACCGCTAAATGGCTTGCCTTCGTATTCAACACCAAGCACACGAACATTGACAGGAAGGATCAGTAACAAATCAACCAGATCTTGTTCGGTTTGATACACAACAACTTCATCTACATAACGACAAGCAGCCAACTGTATTTGACGTTCTACAATACTTTGCACAGGTTTGTTTTTGGTGTCGGGACGATCAATTGTAGGATCCGTTTGTAAACCGCAAATCAAGTAATCACAATGGTTTTTTGCTTCACTCAACATGGCAATATGCCCTGCGTGCAACATATCAAATGTAGAAAAAGTAATGCCAATGCGTTTACCTTCTGCTTTAAGTTTTTTAATGTGATTAAATATCATTTTCTATTGTTATTCCACTCAGTGATTTTAAATTTATTTGAACAGTTATTCTTTTACCAAGTATATTTTCAACACTGTGTAATACTCGTCCATTGACTAGATACCAGGAACCATTTGGTGTAGCTACAGTTTCTAGACTATCTAGTTCGTCGTAATTATTAATTAGTATATACTCATCAAATTCTGGCTCGTGCCCTTTTTTCTGCCAGAATTCTAAATGCCCGCTAGCATTGTCGACCACATATAATATACCATAATCCCTTGTAGCATCAGTATGAACACCTTGGCTAGGTGTTTCTGCAGAGCCAAATTGATATCTAATTCCAACAAAATCTAAATCAACCGAAATATTTTCTTTTACCCAGTCAGTTAACTCGTTATTAACTTTATAATAAATTCCCGAGCTAGTATTAAATGGAATGTTATTCTTAGTGCAAGTCCTGCCAGGATATTCTCGTATTACTTCTCCTGGCACTACGGTATCTACAAGTTCTTTGGGAATCTTAGGAAAATCTAAAAATTTACATGTAAACATATTCATCTACTTTCGCTAATATCAGCATTATATTTGTGGGTTAATACTTTCATCTGTAGTATTCGACGATTAAAAAACTCTTGCGTTGATAATCTAGGATGTGCAAACATCGGTGGATACATATCGGACGCATCAAGTAAATATTTTTTTCCTAGTTTCTCTTGAGCTTGGTCTAGTATACGAGAAATTTCTTGTCTTTTTTCTACCGGCATCTTGACATTAGCAACTGTGCTTAAAAAGATTGTAGGAGTGTCAAACCCTTGCTCTTTAAGAGTTTTAATTTCGGGCATTAAAGGATTACGTTCGGGACAATTAATACCTAAAATTTGTAGTCTAGGATTTTTGTCCGTAAATGTCAGATAGTTCGAAACACGCTCGATTATAAAATTGATCGGTTGTCCACCGGCCATTTGAACCAACGCATCAAAATTAGATTTATATGGAATCGTTCTTACTTTAAATCCATATTGCTTTCCGATAATGAGTGCTGTTAAATGGGTGGCGTTTCCTGCACCAGTGACACCTACAGTAATTTCCTTTTGTCCTTGAAGGCTAACAATACCTTTATTAGTATCTCCAATATTAGTAATTACAGCCCAACACGCATCACCTTGTGTAGTAATAGGAACGTAGTCGTCTTCGTTAATTAATCCTTGTCTTGCGTTTTCAACAAAACTAGGAGCCACGGTTGCTAGTCGATCATTGGGACTTTGGTTCATAGTCTGTAAAGCTATAATACCACCGGCTCCAGGTTTAAATTCTAAGATAAATTCATATTTGTTTTGCAGTCGATTAGCAACCTCTAGCATTTTAAAATATGTTGTAACATTAGGCTGACTAGGACTGGCACTAAATTCAACTGTGATTAATTCTTTTGCTACAGCTAGATTTGATATAAGAAGAATGAAAAACAAAAGTTTTTTCACGAAACTTCGCTCCATCCATCACCTAGGTTACGAGTTTTAACCACACGATCTCTTTCAGGATTCATGGCTTCATACTGTTCATATGTTTCTAATACCACGTTACGGCATACCGCAGTAAACCAACGATCCACAATGTCGGAATCGGTATCTTTGGGATCCATTTGATATCCAGCACGGATCAAATTGGCTACAAATTTATCATTCCAGTCCAATTCAAACGCACCATTTTGCATGTTCTCGGGATCAATTTCCATACTCAAAATCTGAACCCAAGGTTCACCTTTTTCTGTAGCAATTTCTTTTTCAGTCTTTTCAACTTTTTTAGGTTTAGGTTCAGTTTTTGTTTCGGGCTTTTTCTTTTTAAATCTGTCAAAAAATTTCATGTTGAATTCCTCTAGTGTTACCATAGTGTATGACTGTTATGTCAGAGCGTGATTTATCTTGACGACGCCATGGATCAACAATGACTGACCCTGACACAAAATCAAAATAGTGTGCATCTTCTTGTTTCTGTCCTGTATAGCCATAGGTTACTTCTCGGTTGTGTGCCAACAATACCACAGCAGGTTTAGTCCACCCAACAACTACATCAGTCGGATCGTCGGCCAATGGATCAACATAGTATACATTGTGACCGGCTGTTTTAACATAATGACCAATCAAGGTTGAATAACTACCAATACAATATGGCACATCGGGTTTGTACGCTTTGCCATGTATAACAATAGGCAAGTTATATTTTTGTGCGTTGATTACTAAAAATTCAGCAAGATTTTTTGCCTGCACTTCTCGAGCATGCATGATAGTATCAAACATGTCATATCCAACTTCATATTCTTGAGCCAACCAACGCAAGGCAATATTGTCACGCGGATGGCAAGCGCCTGCATCGCCCATACCGGCTGTCATATACTTGGGACCCATGATACGCATGGTGCTTTTGGCTAGGGCATCTGTAACCACGTCAACATTGATATTGCCAATTTTCATGGCAAAGTCTTGAATCATGTTGGCCAGGCCAACCTTGGCACTGATAAATGTG